CGACTTCGAGGAGCCGGCGTGAGCCCGCGCGTTCCCGGGACCTTCTCGACGCCGCGCACGCGCGCGAGCGCCGGCGCCGGCCCGCTCACCCCCGTCGCGGTCCCGGCGCCGACCAGCCAGCTCCCCGGCGACCACCGCGCCTACAGGAGCGCGAGCGGCTGCGACGTCATCGTCGCCCGCGAGCCGGCGATGGCCGCGCCCGCCGGCATCTGGCTGCCGCCCGCCGAGCTCGAGCTCTGGCACCTCTCGATCTCACACCCCGACCGCTACCCGACCTGGGACGAGATCGCCGACGTCCGCTACCGGCTCGTCCCCGACGACGTGACGATGGCGATGCTGCTGCCGCCGTCCGGCGAGTACGTCAACGCGCACGAGCGCTGCTTCCACCTCTGGCAGATCGACGACCGGAGGGCGCCGTGACCGTCACGCCGGCCACCCGTCGCGTCAACCGCGGCCGCGGCCAGACCACGTGCAGCATCCATGGCTGCGGGAAGCCGTCCCGCTACCGCGGACGGTGCGGCCGGCACTACCGCGAATGGCTCGCGATGCGACCGCTGCTCTGCGGCGTCGACGGCTGCGACCGCCCCCGCTACGCCCGCGGCTTCTGCGTCATGCACTACACCCGGCTCCGCGCGACAGGCCAACTCGGAGCTCCGACGCCGAAGATCGCGGCCGCGGGCACAGGGCATGTCACCGGCTTTGGCTATCGAACCATCAGACGCCCGGACCATCCGCTGGGCGCCGGGCGGGCCCAGCATCGCGTCGAGGAGCACCGGATCGTGCTCTACGACGCGATCGGGCCGGGCCGCCACGATTGCCACTGGTGCGGAAGATCTCTCGACTGGTTCGGCACCCCCGGCGACTCGTTGCTCGTCGTCGACCACCTCGACGAGAACCGACTCAACAACCAGCCGCGCAACCTCGTGCCCTCGTGTCTCAGCTGCAACACGGGCCGATGACAGTTACACCTGCGACGCGAAGAATCAACCGTGGGCGAGGGCACGCTTATCTCTTGGACGGCGCCCCGGTCCCCGGCGTCACCACCATCCTCGGCCAAGGCATGCCCAAACCCGCCCTCGTCGACTGGGCCGCCCGCACCGCAGCCGGCTACGCCATCGACCACTGGGCAGAGCTCACGAAGCTCGGCGTCGCCGACCGCCTCCGGAAGATCGAACGGGCCCGGTACGAGCAGACCTCCGAGGCCGCCGTCCGCGGCTCCGCCGTCCACGCGATCGCCGAGCAGCTCGCCGCCGGCGACCAGGTCGACGTCCCCGAACCCCTCACCGGCCACGTCGACGCCTACCTCCGCTTCGTCGACGAATGGCAGCCCCACGAACTCCTCGTCGAAGCCCCCGTCTTCTCACGCGAATTCGGCTACGGCGGCACCGTCGACCTCGTCGCCGACCTCGCCGACGGCCACCGCTGGCTCCTCGACTGGAAAACCGCCAAGTCCGGCGTGTTCCAGGAGAACGCCCTCCAACTCGCCGCCTACCGCTACGCCGACATCGCCCTGTTCCCCGCCGGCGACGGCGATCTGTTGGAGGAGAGGCCGATGCCGCCGGTCGACCGCACCGGCGTCGTCTGGCTCCGCGCCGACGGCTACGACCTCGTCCCCGTCGCCGCCGACGCCGAGGCGTTCGTCGCGTTCGGCCACGTCCAGGCCGTCGCCGCGTTCGCGACGTCGAGCCGCGACGACTGGATCGGCGACGCGCTCCCGCCGCCCGTCGCCGACGACGACGGCGCCGAGGTCGAGCTCGAGCCCGAGGGCGCGTTCTGATGCGGCCGGAGGACGACGCGGGATGCTCACCGTCGGCTCAATGTTCACCGGCTGCATGGGACTCGACCTCGGCCTCGAGGCGACCGGCCGCTTCCACGTCGCCTGGGCGTGCGAGAACGACGAGGCCTGCAGGCGCGTCATCGCCCGACGCCGGCCCGGCCTCGTCGTCCACCCGGATGCCCGCGAGCTCGACGACGCCGACCCCGTCGACGTCATCGCCGGCGGCTTCCCCTGCCAGGACCTCAGCTACGCCGGAAAAGGCGCAGGCCTCGACGGCGGCCGCTCCGGCCTCTGGCACGATATGGCGGCAGCCGTTCGCCTACTTCGACCGCGACTCGTGCTCGTGGAGAACGTGCCAGGGCTCGCTACTCGGGGCCTCGGGCGAGTCCTGTACGACCTGGCCGAAGCAGGGTACGTGGGATCGTGGATTCGCCTACGAGCTGCCGACGTCGGAGCGCCGCACCGGCGCGAGCGGCTCTTTATCCTCGCCCGGCTCGACGCTGCCGACGCCGACGGCGCGAGACCGCAAGGGCCGAACGGCGCGAACGCTGGTGCGGAGCGACAACGGCCACCCGAGGTCGACCCGCGAGCTGGCGCTCGGCGACATCGCGGCGCTGCCGCCGACGCCGGTCGTGACCGACGCGTTCGGATCGAGGCGGGCGACGGCGCGCACCGAGGAGTGGGAGTCGAACCCGGGCACGAGCCTGACCGACGCGATCTGGCAGGCGCAGCGCCGTACGACCGACACGACCGGGAAGCTGCTGCCGACCCCTGGGGCGAACGACTCGACGGGCGGCGAGGGCTCGACGCGAGCGGCGAGGCAGGAGTCGGGCGAGACGGGCGGGCCGAGCCTGCGCGACATAGCGCATCTGCTCCCGCTACTGCCGACGCCGGTAGCGAAGGGCCGACCGAACACGGGCCGGCCGCCGAGCTCGGCTGGGGCGTCTACGCGCGCTCCGTCGCCCGATGGGAGCGAACCCTCGGACGGCCCGCACCCCCGCCAACTGACGATCGAGGACGGCTGATGCCCGAGTTCGTCGAGTGGATGCTCGGGTTCCCCGACGGCTGGACCGCCGGCGAGACCCGCACCCGGCGGCTGCAGATGCTCGGCAACGCCGTCCAAGTCCAGGTCGGCACAGTCGCCGGGCTGCTGCTCGAGGAGGCCGGCGATGCCTGACGCCGGCTGGCGCGAGGCCGCCGCGGCCGCGCTCGAGGCGCAGGCCGCCGCGCTCGACGCCGCCCTGGCCGAGCTCGGCAACGCCGAGAACGTGCTCGAGCAGCTCGGCCGCCGCACCCTCGCCGGCGAGCTCCGAGGCCTCGCCGCCGGCCTCCGCTCCGAAGTCACGAGCCTGCAGTCGCAGGCGAGCGAGCTCCGGCGCCGACCCGACGTCGAGCACCGCGAAGGATTCCCGCTGGCGCTGACCGCGCCGGCGACCACCCGCCACCCGAGAGGAGGACGACCGTGACGATCGTCCACTACGAGCAGCCGGCGCCGCTGCCGGCGTCGCGGCCCGGCGACGAGCTCGAGGCCGGCCCGGTCGGCGACGTCGCGCGGCTCCGCGCCGCCGCCGAGCTCGCCGCCTACATCGCCGGCACCGAGTTCGTCCCCGACCAGCTCCGCAACCGGCCCGAGGCGATCACCGCCGCTTTGCTCGCAGGCGCCGAGCTCGGCCTCGAGCGGATGGCGTCGCTCCGCTCGATCGCGATCATCAAGGGCCGGCCGACCCTGAGCGCGGAGGCGCAACGCGGCCTCGTGATCGCCAAAGGGCACGAGCTGTGGTTCGAGGAGAGCACGATCACCCGGGCGATCGCCGCCGGCCGGCGCGCCGGCGAGGACCGGATCGGCCGCGTCACTTGGACGATCGACGATGCCAAGAGGGCCGGCATCGCCGGCCAGACGAACTGGCGCGCCTACCCGGCCGAGATGCTCCGCGCCCGCGCCTCCGCGGCCCTCGCCCGCGCGATGTTCCCGGACGTCACCCTCGGGATCCCCGCCGCCGAGGAGCTCGACGACGAGCTCGTAAACGGCGCGCCCGGCGTCCCGGCATCCCCGCCGCCCGACGACGCGCCCGCCGCGCCGGCGCCGACCCGCACCCGCCGCCGCCGGAGCTCGAGCTCGAGCACGCCGGAGCGGCCGCCCGTGCCGCCGACACCGCCACCCGACCAACAGCCCGAACCGGAGGTGCCGCCGGAGCCGCCCGCCACCGACGCCGCCAAACGCAAAATCTTCGCGCTCATGCGCGACGTCGGCATCCCCGCCGGCGACCGCGACCGCCGGCTCGCCTACACCCGCCGCGTCATCGAGCGCGACCTCGCGAGCTCCGCGGAGCTCACCATCGGCGAGGCCGACCGCGTGATCGACGACCTCGAACGGATCCTCGCGCTGCCGCCGGACCAGCGCGGCGCGGCGATCGCCGGCGCCGGCGAGCAGGAGCTCGCCACCCTCGCCGAGCTCGAGGCGATGACCGACGCCGAAGCCGCTGAGAGGCCGCCTACGCCCGACCAGGAGCCGGGCGGCCTCGAGCTCGCGCAGGCCGAGCGGCTACAGGCGCTCTTCGACGAGCACAAGATCGGCGACACCGACAAGCGGCTCGCCTACGCCCGCGGCGTGACCAGCCGGCGCGAGCTCACGACGCTGACCGCCCTGACCGGCGACGAGGCCTCGGCGCTGATCGCGCATCTCGAGCAGTACGACCCGGCCAACGCGCAAACCTGGCCGTTCCCCGAGGGTTTTTAGCCGCCGCCGCACCGCCCGTGAGCAAGGCCGAACTAGCCCGCGCGATGCAGCGGATCCTGGCGCTCCCGACCGGCACGGTCCTCAACGGCCCGGACCGAGAGATCGCCGAGGCCGTGATCTCGATGCATCCCAGCGCGGCCGCGAAGATCGGCCCCGGGATCGACGCGCTCGTGATCCGCGACAACAGCTTCGGTCGCGGGCACGAGCTCCACGTCATCCGCGTCGACGGCAGCGAGGTCGACATCTCCTACCGCCGGGCGCTCGCGCCTCAGACGGCCGCGGCCGCGCGGGCGGATCTCATCGCGGCTCTACGCCAGGAGATCGCCGGGCAGATCGTGCGCTTCAAGCGCGACCAGCTCCGGAGCGACCCGGTCTGCGCGGTCTGCGGCGTCCCGCTCGCCGAGGCCACCGCGCACGTCGACCACGTACCGCCGTGGACGTTTGCGGCTCTCGCCGACGCGTGGCTCGAGCATCGCCCGACCCCGGAGCTCGAGAGCATCGGCAGCCGCGGCCGCCGGCTCGCCGCCCGCCGCGACGCATCCGACTGGCAGCGGTTCCACCAGTGGTCGGCGCGCCTACGACTCATCCACAGCGACATCAACCAGGCGATCGCTTCGTGCCGGCGACGCGAAGGCGCATGAACGGACGCGAGGCGCTCCTCGCCGCCTACGGCCGCTTCTACGGCGACGAGCACCTCGCGGTCGCGTTCACCGCAAGCACCGACGGCGACGACGCCAAGCGCGTCACCACCCGCGGCTGGGACAAGGCGAAGCCGCTCGCCTCCGGCGACTTCGCCGCCGGGCTGATCTCCCAGCGCGGCCTCACCGCCAACATTGCGATCGTGCTGCGGCCCTCGAACCTCGTCGTGCTCGAATGCGACAGCGAAGACGATCTCGTCCGACTCGAGGCACTCGATCTACCACCGACGCTGACCGTGCGCAGCTCGGCCCCCTACAAACGCCACTTCTACTTCCGGCCGCCCGAGCAACTCGAAGCGCTCCCCTACGTCGCATTCCGGTTCGAGTCCGGCAAGCTCACCGCCGACTCCGGCCGCTACTTCCTCGCGCCGCCGAGCATCCACCCGAGCGGCACCATCTACTCGTTCCTCACCGGCCTCGGCCCCACCGAGACCGACATCGTCGAGTTGCCCGAGCACGTCTACCGCGACCTCTGCGCGCAGGCCCGCCGCGAGACAAGCGAGCAACGCGACCGGATCCGCGTCGAGCCCGAGGCGAAGATCCTCGCGGGGCAGCGACGCGACCTGATCTTCCGCTACGCCTGCATGCTGCGCCGCTGGGGCCGCCCCTACGACGCGATCCTCGCCGAATGCCAGGCGTTCAACCTCGAACGCTGCGAACCGCCCGTCCCGCCCGAGCAGGTCACCGCGCAGGTTGACGGCGCGATGAAGAAAGAGGGCGACCAGGAGCTCGCCGCCCCCGCGACCCCGATCATCATCGAACCGCTCCGCGCCTTCCTCGAGCGCGACCTCCCACCGGCCGAATCGCTCGTCGGCGTCACCCGCAACGGCACCAACCTGCTTCCCCGCTACGGCTGGGTCATGCCCTGGGGCCGCGAGGGCTCCGGCAAGACAAGCGTCGTCGTCGACCTCCTCTTCCACGCCGCCGCCGGCCTCGACTGGCTCGGCTGGCCCGTCGGCCGGCCGCTACGCGTGGTGATCGTCATCAACGAGGGCATCCCCGGCGGCTTCCAAGACAAGCTCGCCGCCAAGCTCGAGGTGTGCCCCGGCGACACCGAGCTCATCCGCGACAACCTCGCCGTCTACGCCAGCCCGTGGGGCGAGTTCACGTTCCGAAACGACCGCATGGCCGCTCACGCCCGCGCCTACGCGCTCGACTTCGGCGCCGACTACGTCGCGCTCGACCCGCTGCACACGGTCGGATCAAGCGGCGGCGGCCGGCCCGACGAAACCGAAGCGTTCAAGCACGTCCTGCGCGCGTTCGGCGTCTGGAGCGACCTCGGCGTCATCACCGCCCACCACTCGAACAAAGCCGGCATGGTCTCCGGCGACTGGGCCCGGCACCCCGACACGGTCATCCACCTCGAGAAAGACGGCAAGAAACCGGCGACCAAACTCACGCTCGAGAAAGCACGGCCCGCCGATCCCACCGAGCTCGGCGTCCCCGTCCTACTCGAATGGGAGACCGACACCCTCGGCTACACCCGCAAGACGCTCGAGCAGAAACACCGCACCAGCGACGACGAGATCGACGCGAAGATCCTCGACGCGGTCGCGAAGGCCGAGGCGCCGCTGACGATGGGAGCACTACAGAAAGCCGTCGGCGGCGACACGAAACGGACGCGCGACCGTGCACTCGAGCTGCTCAAACGACGCGAAATCCACAACGTCACGGCGCACGGCAACGCCTACCGTCTCGCACCCGGTGAAACCGAGTCACCGGGTCCACCGGATGCGCCCGACGAACCAGCGCAAACCCGCATGGATACAGACACCCGATCCGGTGAAAACGAGTCACCGGATAGCACCGGGCGGGCCGATTTTCCCGAACGGGACGGGGTATCCGGTGGTCCGGTGGGGGGGTACGTAGTACCCCCCACCGAACACCAACCGGATACAACGTCGGGACCCGACACCGAGCGCGACGCCGACGGATGGTTCTGAGCCGGGTCTCGTTCGTGGTGCTCGGCGAGCCCGTCCCGCAGGGATCCAAGACCGTGATCCAGCAGAAGGGTCGGCGGCCAAGGCTGATCGAGGACAACCCGCTGACCGGGCCGTGGCGGCAGGCGGTCGCGGCGGCGGCCTCGACGGCGATGGCGGGCCGGCGGCCGCTCGAGGGGCCGCTCGAGCTCCGGGTGACGTTCGTGTTCCGGCGGCCGGCGGGCCACTTCGGGACAGGCCGCAACGCGGGCCGGCTGAAGGCCTCGGCGCCGCTCTACGTTCCGAAGCGGCCCGACGCCGACAAGCTGCTGCGCGCGATCGGCGACGCGATCACCGCGATCGTCTGCCGCGACGACGCGCAGCTCGTGATCGTGCACGCCGAGAAGCACTACGGCCAGCCGTGCGCGCACGTCGTCGTCCGCGAGCTCGACCCGGAGCTCGACAGGCCGCTCGCCGACGACGTCGACCTGCGGACGGGGTAGCGTGGCCGGTCCAGCGCCCACGGGCGACTGCGCACCAGCGAGCGGCCGCCGGCCTCGGCCCATGGGTCCCGGCGGCCGCTTCTACGTTCGCGCGTGCGGACGCTTACACTCCGGGGCGCGCAGTCGTTCCCGACGGCTCAACCGAAGGAGGAGCCGGAGAATGACCTCTTGCCGCGAACGCCTCGAGACCCCCGAGCCGGAGCCGCAGCCTGAGCCTGACGACGGCGGCGACGGCGACGGCGACAACGGCGACTAGACCCGGCCTGTGCCCGCTGCTGACCCGCGGCCGCTCGCGATCGTCAACGGTCTCGGCCAGCTCGTCGGCCAGCTCGTCAACGACCCGACCGGCGGCGTCTCGCTCGAGCTGTTCGCCTACAGCGGCGACACCCGCAGCCGCCAGTCGCAGCTGCTCGTCGGCAGCCAGGGCGTCTCGCTGAACGGCGTGCTCGTCGACACCTCGCAGCCGGTCGACGGGCAGGTGCTCACCTACGACGCCGCCGCCACCCGGATCAAGATGAAACCCGCGGCGACCTTCATGCTCTGGGTGCCGTACACCGGGCCGCCGCAGTCGTTCCTGAAGCAAGACCTGACCAGGGACGGCGACTGGACGATGGTCGCCAACAAGAACACGTCCGACCGTCCCGCCCCGCAAGCCTCAGGAACCGAAGAGGATCTGCTGCCGGCCTGGACGCCCACCCAGCTGAGCGCCAGGGCGACCTACACGGTCGCGAACGAGTTCACGATCTCCAGCTCAGGCTGGATCGACCAGTACGGCGTCGGAGTGCAAGCCCAGAACGTCGGCGCCCTGCACGCGATCACGCTGCAGGTCAACGGCGTCACCCGCGACAGCCTGTCCGTCACCCCCGCGAGCGCCGGCGTTCTCTGGCAGAACATCACGCCGCTGCTCGTCATCTCGGGGGCGGTCATCCGCGTCAGCGTCCAGGTCACCCAGACCGGCAACAACCAGATGTTCTGGAGCCAGCAGACAGGCCTGTTCGCGACCCCGCCCACCTACTGCTCGCTCGCCCAGGGGCAGAAGGACGGCGGCGCGAAAGACAGCACCGCCTACGACTGCCACTGCGTGTTCATCCCCGGCGTCGCCTCGCCCGACTGGGACGTGGTCGCGTTCGGAGGCGCATCCACGTCCGGCGCGGGCGCGGCGCTTCCCGCCGACACCGTAATCCCGGCCGCCACCAGGATCATCGCCAACACGCTGGTCGCAGGCGACACCCAGCCCGCCTGGCAGGTGCTCGGCTCAGGACAGATGAACTTCGGCGCGGGCGGCACGACAGCGACCGACACGAACCTCTACCGCTCGGCGGCTGGCGTGCTCAAGACCGATGGTGCCTTCCAGGCGGTCAGCACGGTCTACGCTCAGACCGGCACTGCTAACCAGGTCATTCTCGGCTACAACGGCAGCTACTTGTCGCCGGGAATCGCCTTCGGATCAGCGACCGACACGAACCTCTACCGCGCGGCGGCGAACATGCTCAAGACCGACGGCAGCCTTGTCGTCACGCAGTACCTGTACCTGAACCACGACTCCTACTCGAAGATCTTCTTCGGCACGTCGAACGACACGAACCTGTACCGCGCCGCCGCAGGCGCGCTGCAAACAGACGGAACATTCACCCTGAACGCAAGCGGCGTCGTCCGAACAATCGAAGCCGGTGCGCCTGACTCCGGCGGCGCCGGATACCGAATGCTCAGAGTCGCCAACTAGGAGGAAGCAAATTGAACGTTTCCGTCTCGTTCAACCTCGGCCCAGACGATGCGCCGCCCGGCATGACCCCCGCAGAGGTGCTCACCATGCTCGGCGGCGACCCCGCCAAAGACACCTGCAGCATGACCGTCAACGCCAACCACCAGCCCCCGACACAGCCCGCACCGCTCGGAGCACCGCCGCGTTGACGACGCTGCGCCCCTACAAATTCCTGATCATCCCGGTCATCCAGGAGATCGACGACGACGGCAACGTCATCCAAGAACTCAACACCGAACAGCCTGTCCCCGTGTTCGGCCTCGACGGGCTCCACCGCTTCGCCGACAACTTCCCGCTCGACCTCGCCGCACGCACCGCAGCACACGCGCCGGGCGATCCGCCGTGAACCTCGCCGACCTCAGCTTCCCGATCGCCGCGGGCGACGTCATCGTCGAGGCCGGCGCCGGACAGGGAGGCGAGACGACCTACCTCGCCGAGCAGGTCGGCCCGACGGGCCAGGTTATCGCCGTCGAAGCGCACCCCGAGACGGCCGCGATCCTCCGTCACCGGGTCGCCCAGCTCGCCAACGTCGAGGTCGTCGAGGCCGCCGTCTGGGACGTCGTCGCGCTCGTCCCGTTCGCCGCCAACGGCGACTGGGAACGACGCTCGATCGTGTCCGCAGACGCCGAGGAGACAATCGCCGTCGAAGCAACCACGCTCGACACCCTCTTCATCAAGCACGGACTCGTCGACGTCGCGCTGCTCAAGCTCAACATCGAAGGCGGCGAGGTCGACGCGCTCCGAAACTTCCGACGCCTCGACCTCGTCCGCGCCGCGGTCGTGGCCTGCCACGACTTCCTCGGCCGACCCACGAAGGCGACCGTCCGCGCGCTCCTCGAGCGGCGCGGCTTCGACGTAACCGAGAACCCGGACGCGACCGAGGACTGGCTCCGCGACTACCTCTTCGCGACGAGAATCAGGCGCGTTTTTAGAGGGGCGGATCGCCGGTGACCCCCGCAGTCGGCCGCCCCCTCCGTGATCGGCGCGATCGAGGCCGGACGACAGTTGAGCGCGGCTACGGAGCCGTGCATCAACGGATGCGGCGTTCTCTGGCCGGATTCGTCGCTGCGGGGTTGGCGGTCTGCGCGCGGTGCGGGAAGCCGATCCAGCCTGGGCAGGCGTGGGATCTCGGTCATGTGGACGGGGACCGGTCGCGGTGGTCGGGTGCGGAGCATCGGGGCTGTAATCGGGCGACGGCGTCGCATGGTGCGGTGAGGACGTCGCGGCCGTGGTGATGGGCTGCCGGGCGTTGACGAGGAGCGGGCGGCCGTGCCGGGGTCGGCCGGTGCAGGGCTCGAATCGGTGTGCGGCGCATGGCGGTCGTCGGGAGCCGCTCGAGGGTGAGCTGGTCGCGACGGTCGCGAGGGCGGCGCGTTCGGACTGGCGGGCGGCGGCGTGGGTGCTCGAGCGGCGGTTCCCGCAGCGGTGGCGTCGCGGCCGCCAGCTGGTCGAGGAGCGTGAGCCGGCGCAGGTCGAGGCGTCGGATAGCCTCGACGAGCTGGGCCGGCGGCGGGCGGCGAGGCGGGCGGCGCGGTGAGCGTCGCCGAGGCGGTGATGCCGCGGATCCTGTACGCGCCCGACTTCTCTGCGAGTGCTGGGCAGGAGGCGGTCGAGTTGGCGGCGCTCGCTGGCCTGGACCTCGATCCGTGGGAGGCGCTCGTGCTCGAGCATGCGCTCGGTGAGGGCGCGGACGGCCGCTGGGCCGCTGCGGAGGTCGGGCTGTGTGTGCCGCGGCAGAACGGCAAGAACGCGGTGCTCGAGGCCAGGGAGCTCGCCGGCCTGTTCCTGCTCGGCGAGCAGCTGATCATCCATTCGGCGCAGCAGTTCAAGACGGCGAAGGAGCATTTTCTGCGGCTGCTCGGTCTGATCGAGAGCACGCCGGAGCTTGACCGGCGGGTGCACCGGGTGGTGCGGGCGCACGGCGAGGAGGGGATCGAGTTGCACGGCGGCCAGCGGATCCTGTTCCTGGCGAGGACGAAGAGCGCCGGCCGGGGGTTCTCGGCGCCGTTGATCGTGTTCGACGAGGCGATGTTCCTGGCTGAGACGTCGCTGGGGGCGTTGCTGCCGACGCAGGCGGCGATGGAGAACCGGCAGCGCTGGTACGCCGGCAGTGCCGTGGACGAGCTCGTGCACGCCGACGGGGTCGTGTTCGCCCGTGTTCGCGAGCGGGCGCTGGCCGGCAGGGATCCGCGGCTGGCGTACTTCGAGTGGTCGGTGGATGCGGAGCGGCCGGAGCTGCTCGACCCTGGGCTGCTCGACGACGAGGAGGCGTGGGCGGCGTCGAACCCGGGCCTCGACATTCGCATCTCGCGGGAGGCGGTCGCCGACGAGTTGCGCACGTTGGACCGGCGCACGTTCGCGGTGGAGCGGCTCGGCGTGGGCGCGTGGCCGTCGACCGAGCCGGACTCGGATCAGGTGATCCGGCCGGAGAAGTGGATGGCGCTCGTCGACGAGTCCTCCGATCTGCCGGATCTGCGCTGCTTCGCGTTCGACGTCGCGCCGGACAGGGCCTGGGCGGCGATCGCCGCCGCCGGTCGCCGTCCGGACGGTCTCTTCCACCTCGAGGTCGGTGTCCACCGCAGGGGCACCGCCTGGGTGGTCGGTGAGCTGGCGCGGCTGCGAGACCGGTGGGATCCGATCGCGGTCATGTGCGACCCGGCCGGTCCCGCCGGCTCGCTGGTCTACCGCTGCGACGAGGCCGGCATCCAGGTCGAGACCGTGAACGCGGGCGACCACGCGAAGGCGTGCGGGCTGCTCGTCGACCTGGTCGACCAGGAGGCGCTGCGGCATCTCGGCTCCGGCGAGCTCGCCTCGGCGCTGCGGGGCGCGACGAGGCGGCCGCTGGGCGACGCGTGGGCGTGGTCGCGGAAGAACTCGAGCGTCGACATCAGCCCGCTGGTCGCGGTCACGCTGGCGCTGTGGGGCGCCGCGACGCTCGGCTGGGACCCGGCCGAGGATCCGGTGATCTGGTGAGGTTCTGGCCGTCACGGCAGCGCGAGGTCGTCGACCCGCCGCCCGACGAGATCTGGCCGCCGCTCGACGGCTGGGACACCGGCTCCTCGTTCAACGACATCCTCACGGCGTTCGGCTACCCGTGGTCGCCGCGGCTGGCCGAGCGCGTGTGGGTCGCGAACCGGTGCCTGCAACTGTGCGCGCAGGAGGTCGGGTCGATGCCGCTGCGGTTCTACGGGCCGCCGTCGGCCGGCGAGCCGGCGTGGCTCGCGAATCCCGACCCGGTCTGGTACCCGAACGGGATCGGCGACGTCGTCTTCTCGATGGTGCATTCGCAGCTCGGCTGGGGCGACGCGTTCCTCTACGTCACCGACCGGTACGTCACCGGCTACCCGTCCGCGTTCACCGTCCTCGACCCGGCGACGATGAACGTTCAGGTCAGGAACGGAGTGCGCGTCTACCGGTCGGCGAACGTCGAGCTCGACCCTGACGACGTCGTGCAGATCAGCCGGAACCCGACCGGCAAGCTCCGCGGCACCTCGTCGCTGTCGGCATACGCCTCGCAGATGTGGGGATCGATCGCCGCCGGCGAGCTCGCCCGCACGATGGTCTCCGGCGGCGGCATCCCGCCCGCCGTCCTGAAGAGCGCTCGGAAGCTGAACGGCGACCAGGCGCAGGCGATCCAGACTCAGTGGATGGCGGCCAGAGCCCGCTCCGCGATCGGCGCGCCGGCGGTTCTCCCGCCTGACATCGACTTCACACAGCTGAGCTTCAACGCGGCCGACGTCGCGCTGCTCGACCTCCAAGAGTTCGACGCGAAGGCGATCGCCTCCGCGTTCAGCGTGCCGGCGATGATGCTCAACCTCGAGCTGCGCGGGTCGCTGACCTACCAGAACCCCGAGCAGCTCTACGAGGTCTGGTGGCGCTCCGAGCTGCGGCCGCTCGCCGGCCGGCTCCAACGGGCGCTGTCAGCGAACATGCTGCCGCGCGGGAACTGGGTGGAGTTCGACGCGCGCGCCATCCTTGCACCGACGTTCCAAGACCAGGTGACCGCCTGGACTTCTCTCGTGAAGGAGGGGATCGTGACCGTGAACGAGATGCGGGCGGCGATCCTGCACCTGCCGCCGACTGAGGCCGGCGAGGCGCTGCAGGATCTCACCGAGCCGCCGAGCGCGTCGGCGTCGCCGGCGCCGGTCGACACCGCCGAGGAGGCGGTCGTGACCGAGCTACGCCCGACCGCGATGGTGACCGGGCTATGACCGCCGTCGAGATCCCGGCCGACACCGCGGTTGCGCAGGTGCTCGAGCGGACGTTCGAGGCCGAGCTCGCGGCCGGCGACGGCCGCACGATCGAGGCGCGGATCGCGCCCTACGGCGTGCCCGCGACCGTCTCCGACCCGCCGAGCTGGACGCCGTACCGGGAGCTGTTCGCGCCGGGCGCGTTCGAGCGGCAGGTCGCCGCGCCCGACCGCGTGAAGGTCTGGCTCAACTTCGAGCACGAGCAGGGCCTCCGCGGCATCGTCGGCCACGGCACCGAGCTCCACGACCGCGCCGACGGACTCCACGGCACGTTCCGCGTCCACGAGAACGCCGACGGCGACAAGGCGCTGCAGCTCGTCAACGACGGGATCCTCACCGGCCTCTCGCTCGAGTTCGTGTCGCGCCGGTCCCGCGTCGTCGACGGCGTCGTGCACCGGCTCCGCGTCCACATCGACAAGGTGTCGCTCTGCCGGACGCCCGCCTACACCGACAGCCGCGTGCTCGCCGTCCGCGACGACCACGCCCGGCAGATGGTCGACACCGGCGCCGGCGCCGGCGCCTGCGCGAACTGCGGGCACGCCGCCTCGAGCCGCGACGCCTGCTCGGTCGCCGGCTGCGACTGCGGCGGCTACGAGGCCGACGAGCCGGCCGACCCGATGGACGCGGCGATGCCGCCGGCGCCGCGCACCGCGCCGATCGAGGCCGCGCCGATGGACGCCGAGCTCGCCGACAGGCTCGCCAAGCTCGGCGTGGTCCCGCTGCGGCGGATGGCGACGACGTCGAAGAGCTGGGACGGGTCGCCGGCCCGGTTCACCGACGAGCAGTACGCCGCCTCGGCGCTGTTCTGTCGGCCCGGCGACGCGTCCGCGAAGGAGCGGTGCTCGCTGCCGGTGCTCGAGCCGGACGGGACGCTGAACGTGAACGCGCTCGGCGCCGCCGCCGGCGCGCTCGCCGGCGCCCGCGGAGGCCTCGCGAATATGACGCCGGCGCTGAAGGCGGCGGCCGCCAGGAAGCTGATGCGCTACTACAGCGCCGCCGGGATGATGCCGCCTCCGAGCGTGACGGCGGCGGCCCGGTCGTGAACGGCACCGGCGTCAACCTGCCCGGCGTCGCGCTCGTCGTGATCGCGGTGGTCGTCGTCGTCGCGCTGTTCCACGGCTGGGGCTAGCCGCGGCGGCGGCCGAGCAGTGCCCCGGCGGCCATCACCGCGATCCCGCCGACGAGCAGGAAACCCGCCGATCCTGGTGGCGGGAACGGCCTCGTCACGAGCTCAATGAGGCCTGCGATGAACATCACGATGCCCACGGTGCGGAGCAGGTCGTCGATCAGCGCGTATCGATCGCGGCGACGCCGGGCCGGTTCTGCAGCCATCAGCCTTCCTCCTCGTCTTAGCTCGCGATGTACCAGACGATTGCGAGCAGCGGGCCGACGATGAAGAGGAGCACCACGAGCCAGATGAGAGCCTCGTGAGTGACGTCCTGATCGCCGCGAACCTTCTCTAGCCGGAAAGACCTCATCGCTCACTACTCCTTACGGGGTCCGAGTTCCCGCGCCTCCGGATCGGGTGCGGTCCGGCAGACAGGGTAACTCTCGGCCAGGTCACCCTTTCGGGTAGTTGAGGGCGGGCTACGCTCCGGTCCCGGTCGGCTGGGCCGCGCGTCCGAGTGCGGACCAGCCGGCCGCCGGCGCTGTAGCATCCGCCGGAGAACGGCGCACCTCGCCGGGCACGACACGGACCCCCCGCCACCGGAAGGCGGCACCTCCGCGGCTGACACGCTCTGAGG